ATCCATTCAGGAGCAGCATGAGTCATTCTCTTGTCTACTACTCGATATCCTTTAGAGCTAGCAGTTTCAATCTCATGCTCAGTAATCCATAGAGTCTTACCTTCAGAGTTTTTAACTTGAAATTCTTTAATCGGGAAACCGACTAAGTCACCTAACTCTTCTAACTGAGATAGATTCAACTTTACAGTTGTCATTGATAACTCTTGGCCTAATTGCATAATAGCAGAAGTCTTGCCCAAACCAGCGTCACCTTCAATATTAATAGCTACAGGTACTTTACCTTCTTCCTGTATCTTCTGGTTATTAATAACCATGTGTTTGATAAAACTTTTTAACTCTTCTACGTTTAATTGTGTTTGATTCATGTTTTCTAATTTTTATAATTCTAATTTAATTACTTTTCCAGGAAGGTCCGTGTTGAGATAAGATCTCTCAGAGATTACCCACAATACGTTTCCTCTTGGTTTAATGCTAGCATGTGCTTCACCATCAGTGAAGTATACTAGACTTGTGAAATTCTTAAGATTTTCATTAAAATACTTTAATACAGGGTCAAAATAGGTACCGCCTCTTCCAAGGATTCCCAATTCAAACTTACCTTTGTAAGGCGCAATAGATCTAATTTCAGTATCACATTGTACGATAGTGATATCTACTCCCGTCTTGTAGATATGATGAATTTCATTCATAAATTCTTTAAGCTCATCATCACTTACTGATCCAGAAGTATCAATTGCTAACAACATGTGTTGCCTCATCTTAATCTTGAGACCAGGATTATCAGAGAATCTTCTATTCTCTTTTCTGCGGATCTTCTTAGTAAACACTCGTGTGCTTATTCCAGTAAACCTGCGAATAAATCCTTTCCAATCAAATTTTGGTGGGACTATTACTTCTAAGATAATTCGAGATTCTATCTCTCCAGGAACTGTGCCTTGACGTTTTACTGTTTGTTCTTTTGCTTGACCCAAAACTCTTTGAGTTTGCTTGTCAACAAGCTTTCTTTCTGCTTCTCCTAAGTCATCAAATTCTTCCCAATCATGATTAGTAGGATCATCTCCATTTGCAAGGCCGTCTAGTAATTCATCCATTCCTGGACTACCCGACGTTCCTTTCTTGTCTTTATCATCTTGAGCTTGGCGCAGCTTATCGTAATAATATCTACAGCCAGCTTTCGTGTTAAGATTTAATTCAGCATAGTCTTCAATCATGATACCTCTTCCAGGAAGTTTCTTACTAATAGCAAGTAATTCTTCTTGAGTAGCACCATTTTGTTTTGCTTGCTCTACTTCAGCTGTAACTGTTTCCTTTAACTGTTTGTATTCATCAGGAGTTAGTTCCCCGCCTGGGAGCATGTCAGCATCTATGTACTGATTAATCTCCATATCCATAGCCACATTAGCGAGCCTTTTATCGCTAAAGTTAAAATGCATAGTAAGATGATTAAAAGCGATATGAAGTAATTCGTGCTTAAGGAGACCCATCTTTTTAGCATCATCCAATGATGTCCAAAATTCTTCATTAATTCTTAATTGATAGTTAATACCATTCTTGCCTACACAGGCAGTAGGGATCTTATTGTCCCAAAACTTATTTAGCATTAAAAGAAAAAAGCCGTAATACGGCTCCTTCAATAATAACTCTTTGCTGATTTTACTCAGCGATTGTACTTTGTCCATTTTTAAATTTTTAAATTCTTATAAAATTTAATTGCTTCATCTTTGCCTAAAGCTTTTACTAGATCACTAAAATCTGTTACTTTGGGCAGCTCAGGTACAAAAAAGTGAGGTAATTCATACTTCTCACTAAAGTTGGCAGATAGTTTCTTACCTGCTTCATCGTTATCGAATAGACAAATTACTTTACGAAATCTAGATTTATACTCATCCATCACACTATCCTTCATCATCACAGATTCAGACTGTAAACCAATAGCAGGGATTCCTAAGCAATCATGTATACTCATCACATCTTTTAAAGATTTAGTTATAATAAGCAATTCGCCATAATTAGGGAGTTGCATATAACCCTGGTGTACGGTATAGTTCGCATTATTGATCCATTTCTTAATTTTAGTCTCAAGTGGTTGATAGATTTTGTAACTAGTTTTACCATCTTTTGTTTCAACATATGCATAAGCATAATCATGTGCCTTAACCGCAGTGTCATTGTAAAATACATGGCTAATAGGGAAAACGTTGAATTTAATTAGAGTCTTCTTATGGATCCCGAAAGATGTCCAATAATCTCTATCCTTTATATTCCATAGGCGCAGCTTTACGCCAAGTTCTATGCTTTCCTTACTTACTATTCTTGTGTAATTTACAAGTGTTTGATTTGCATCTACACTTTGGTTTGTTAGGCCCATGTCATATGCTATCTTACGCATAGCATCTTTATAATCTAGATTGAATAACTTACAAACTAGCATTACAAAATCACCACAGTCTCCTGTAGCAAAGTCTTTAAACATTAAGATGTTTCTCTCTAGTCTATGGAAGTATAAAGCAAATGAAGGAATGTTATCTTTTCTTAGAGGGCTATGAAACACTCCAAGACTTCTGATATCCTCACCTACATAAAAACTATAGATTTCCTCTTGAGTAACATGTTTTAGTATGTCCTCTCTTGTAATAAGACTATTATATACTATTGAATTTAGATTGATTTCGCCCATAGATAAATTAAAAAGAGGGGCCGAAACCCCTCTTCAAAATTAATGATTTTCTCACCAATCGTCACCAACTGTTGCAGCTTCCGCAGAAGTGCTTGCAGATGAAGTAGTTAAATTATCTTTATCCAAACGTGCCATAGCATCGATGTTACTCACTTTAAGGCGAGAATCTGCTGCTGGTACACTCATAGGCTCAACAAATGGAACCCAAGAACGAGGTTGGATATAGTTTTTTACTGATTGTGTAGAACCATAGTTAGCAAACATTCTGAATTTATGTCCTGCTGCAGATCCTTCACGAACCAATTTCATACAACCATCCAACATTTCTTTTGCTGATTGGAAGTTAGGTAATTGATAGTCCGCTCCGTAAATTGCATGAAGGATGTGTTTCATCACTGTACCTTGCTTTTTAATTTGATCCTCTACAGTTGCATAAGCAGTAGCTTGCTCAACATACCAGAAAGAACTATTACAAGTAGCACCTGCTTCATCTGTAAAAGTCAATTTATACTCAGGAGACCCTTGTTTGTCTTCTGGTTTTCTTTTGTTTACAGTCAATGTAACGTTTTCTACGATACCTGCTTTTCCATCATTGAAGATAGCTACTCCTGCTTTAGCGTCAAATGCGCTGTCATTTAAATTAATCATTTTTCTCTGTTTTTATTGTTTAAAAATTGTTTCTTACCAAACTGATTCTTCCGCAGAATCTTCTTCAATTGGAGAAGGTGCTACCATCTCTTCTACTTCGTCTGCTGCTTCGATTCCTAAGCTTTCTGTTGTGGGAATACCACGTAAGTCAGCGCTGAAATCTTCTTCGTCAGAGATCTCACCTACATCAATAGTATTAATTTCAAATACAACTTCTTCTGTATTAGCTGATAATACTGGAGATAAAGTATGTAATCCATTAACTAAAGAAATCTCAAAATGATTCTCAATAGCAGTATCAAGACTGAACATTTTTACCATGAACTCATAAGTCTTCTTGTCGCTTATTGTACATGTTTGTGTCAATGCAAATCCTTGATCACCTGTTGCTTTACGAACTGCAGCTAATTTCTTATCAGTGCTAAAACCAAAAGAGACACGATCTCCACCAGTAACGTCTAACTCTTTCTGAGCAGCAGCGTTAAAACTGAATTTACGACCAGCTCCTAATTTTGCAATAGCTGATAATGTTACTACAGGAAAAGCAAATTGTTCTTCTTTTCTTTTTCTTTGTGCGGGAACTTCGTCCCAGATTAATCCTTCCATTTTTCTTTTTTTAAGGTTTGATTGTTTAAATTGAATAATATTCTCTGATCGTTTCGTTTATTGCGATTAGATCGTTTTCTACTTCGTTCTCCTCGAACATCTCTAAAGGAGTTTTGCATGTGTCATTACCAGAAGACACAGTGCGGAATACATGTTTGTTAGGTTGACCAGGTGTCTTAACGATTTCTGCATATAACACGATAGTGCTAAATGATTCTGGTACAAACTTTTCTAACATTTTACCCTGCACACCAATACGCTCAGAAGAGAATCCTGCATCGTCGTAATGTGTCTCAGGGTGAGCAATAAGATATACGATGATATCTTCTCTCATACTGTCATTAATGAAATTGATCAAATCATATTGAGCAGCTGCCATTTTACCCCACTTGTCAAAACCTTTCTCAGCTCTGAAACTTGGGTTCATAATAGCGTCAGTCATAATTCTTGACCAAGTATCAACAACAACAGTTTTTACATTAGGCAACTCGTTTACTTTTTTTAG